GTCCATACCTTAATATTTAAAAATTTTTATTTCATTATAATTTGTTTGACCACACTTTAAATTTATGATTGTATACTGTTTTCAATGACATCATTTTAATTAATTCATTTAAATTTGCAATAATCTCTATTTCATCAGTTTCATATTTTAATGCACATGCTTTTATACATTGTTGTTAATTGTACCAGTTGAATGGTTTAATAGTCCATTCAAATTTTTCAATTATCTCATTTATTTGTTGATTTTTACCTACCATCATACAATATGACATAGTTCTCATCTACAACATTAAATCATCAACTTTGTGGCTACCATTTGTTACTTCAAATCTATTTCTTAGTCTTACGTAATCAGGTCCACATTCTACATTGCCGTCTATTAAATTGTACACTAATAATTAGCAGAATGTGCCATAACCTTGTTATTAATGTGGTTTGCAAACTATATTGAATTTTTCTTTAGTGTCTCTTATTATGTTTTTAATGTTAAATTACAATTTTCCCATAGCTAACATGTCATCACCCAGCATAATCATTACTATTAAATTATCTTAATTTGATAACACAAATTCAGCATGTATTTACATGTTTGTAATTAAATTACCTAATGCTGTGGTAGCTTGTCCTGTTAATCTCATACCATCCATTGAACCTCTGTTAAATTGTGATTTATATCGCCATGTTTCATGTACAGATTACCACACTTACAATACTTCTTTGGAAACACCTAACATTGAATATAACATAAATTCAAAATCTAATAAATGTTTGTCTGTTTGTCTGTCTTATTTTTCCAAATCATTTTCAAAAAAGTAATTAATATCTTTAAAATTTCTTAGATACATACTTAATTAATCAGGTGTGAATCCATCTGTGTAAAGTATGTTAGTTTTTAACATTTTCTTTAGTCTTTATTTGGCTTCAGTGAATATTGGGCTGAATATTGCTGATACTGCATATCTTTACCACATTATTGTTCTACTTTGTTATTATTTGAAATCATCAATTGGATCTTCTTTCAATAATGATTCAATTTTCTAATGTATTTTAATGTCACTTATTGGATGATTTACTATATCACCTTTTAACAATTCTACTAACTAATCTATTTTCTAATTTGCTTTGTCGTGGTTTTATAACCATTCAATTACATTTTGCCTGTTATATGTCAATGGATTATTTATATTGTTGTTTATTTGTTGTTAATAATCATGTGTGAAATATGCTTTGCAGAAATTTTGGAACATTATGTTTAAGTCTGGTTTGATTTTTCTATACACACCTCTAGAGCCTAATCTGCCTGTTATGGCATTAGTCTCCATAAATGTTTTCTTTGTTAAAACTGGCCTGCTATTTAATGGATATTTAGTTAATGTAGTTTTTTCAGTTTCAATAATTTGTAATGCATGTTCTTTTGAACTTATTTTTATATTGTTCATTGGTGTGTACAATATGTTTATGTCTGTTTGATCTTTGTTTTCCCATAAGTTTATTGTTTTGTAATCAGTGAATCTTGTCATTTATATGTCTTGATAATTTTGGTTCATTTCATCAGTAGCATCAATCACATTAATTACTTTTTCATCAACATTGTTTATAACGTCATTAATTGTGAATGTTTATACATTACATAATTGTAATTCTACCAATCCTGTTGGGTCTGGCACTTTGTTATGGTCAAATAAACTAATTTTATTTTTAATAATTTAGAAAGGATCATCACTTATTGTGCCTTATTGTTTTTAATTTTATAGCCATGAGACTTGTATTTAACCACCACCAACATAAACTTCTTAATATTTATACATGTGATGTATGTTAATTGCTACTAATTGTCCATATGATTTTCCTAATTGCCATTCTACTGGTTCAATTAATTTCAAATTGTTTAACAACACAGTGTCACCTTATTATATTTTTACTTTCTTAAAATGTCTTATTACCTCATCTTGATACATAAGATTATATTGTTTATCAGTTATTATTGCTTTTAATTGTGCACTGTCAATTGCTTCTTCTTCTTCTACGTCAAAGATTAATTTGTTTCCTACCACATGTTATTGCCATATTTCTTCTAATGTGCTATATACAAACATTTAATTGTACATAATAGTTGTGTCATATTAATAAGTTTGCAATTCTTTACTTAATAACTGATTAATTAATTAAATGGTTGGTTTATCCTCAATTTCCATAGCATACATTACAGTACCTTTATATATTACTTTCCTATCCATTGCTTTGTTGTATGTCTTGTAAATTTCATTTGTGTTGAAATATTTTTAGTCTACAGTATTGTTGTAGATTTAGATTTTCTTTGCATTTTTAATTACAAATTATTCATCTTCCATATGGTGTGATCTATTAAGATATGTTGCAATTTTAATGTTGTATGTTTTTAGTTCTTCAGCTTTAGTTTTGCTTGATAAAATTTTTAAGTGTTGTGCTTATAATTAATTTTTTGATAA